GTTGATAGCGCCGTTAATATCAATCGTGGTAGCAGCAATCTGGACTTCATTATCCGCAACAATATCAAGCTGTCCGTCTGCGCTTGAGTTTATGTAGATTGCTGAGTCGCGAAATTGAATCTTCTGGTCGGTGGTGGTGGTGTTGCCAGCAGAAAGGACTTCCGCTAACGTATCAGTTACGCCGGGGTCAACGCCGGCCATCGCATCAACAACTGCGGCTCCGCTGCCTGCACCATCCAAATAAACAACTGCTGTTTTGCCTGTGGCTATTGTGACGTTAGCGCCAGTACCCTGGCTGATCGCAATCGATTGTCCGCCGGTAGTCGCGTTCTCGATCCACATCACCCGGCTAATTGTATTTGGCGCGATGGTGAGCGTTCTGGTGGCAGTCAGCGTGGCCGAAGATGTGACCTTGAAATACATTGCCCGCGCTGGATCAGCAGCGCCATCTGCAACGGTAGTAGTCGAGTCGGCATTGGCACCAAAACCATCCTGCGTTGCATAACCAAAAGCAGCGGCAATATTCGTCAGGTTAGTATTTGTTTTATCGCCCCAAGTTGCGGCAGCCTCGCCTGTGGCTATAAGCTCAAGGCGCAAATCGTTAGTATATGTTGATGCCATTTTTTAGTCCTTACGCTGCTTCTTGCCAAGCTGTTGAAGCGATTGTTTGATTTGACCAGCTATCGCTCGAAGACGATTGATCAGTCCAGTTGTTATCCGCTGAAGATTTTTCCAGCCAAGTATCTGACGCAGACGATTGATCTGCCCAAGCAGTCGTTGCGCTACCTTCCGGGCGCCACTTCCGCCGACCGTTAGCACTAACAGTAGAAACAGCTTCGATAGTCGCAGCGCCATAATAAACTTGTCCCGCACTTGCATCGAAAGAAGATGTTGCTGCAATTGTTGCAGAGCGGATCGCAACGATCTGCCCAGCCGCCTGGCTGCTTGACTGAGCCGCAGCATCAGCGGACGCTTCGCGAACTCGTAATCCAGCAGCAGAAAATCCGCTAGTCGCTGCAATCGTTGCCGCAGCGCTTTGTACGCGGATCGCACTCGCCGAAAACGAACTGGCGGCAGTTGCTGTTGCGGCGCCTTGTTGTATTCGTTGTCCGGCTGATGTGAAGGCTGATTGGGCTGCTGCACTAGCTGATCCTTGCTGTATTCGTTCGGCAGTGGCTGAGAATGCGGACGCTGCCGCAACGGTGGCCGATCCGTCTTTGTAGGACCATTCACCCCATCTTCCTGAGCCCCATGTGCCATAGCCAAATCCCGTGGGTTCACTCATTAATTGAGCGTGATGTCCAGGTCACCGGCAGGTATCCGAAACACGTCTCCGGTGGCAATTGTCTTGTTGGCATCCAGGCTCGCGAAAGCCAGCATGTTGCCGCTGCTGGCAGCGTCAAGGACTGCAACGGCCACCACTGTTCCATACCCGGCTGTTGCTGTTGGGTATTCGATTGCGCTAGCGTTTGTTGTAGCGCTGCCGCTTGTTGTGAAGCTCGCTGACTGACGTGCGTATGCGCCGCCTGTGACCTCTGTGCCAGTGGTCGAGTCAGTGGGTGCTACCGTATAAAGCGCCACGTAAACAGTTGATGGTGACGTGTAGGCCGTGTTGCTAAAGGTGTGCGCCAGCAGTTTGTTTTCTAAATAGTCTGTGAATGCCATTTGCTATCTCACTGAAGTGCGCGTGTGCGCATTGTGACTGATGTTTGACCGCGTGTGCGTTGGTCGCTGACGTGCATGTCTTCTACCTTTTTCTGATAGATGCTTGCCCACACACCTATGCGCTCGTCATCTCTCAGATAGGGAGCTGACTGCAACAGAGCGCCATAGAGATAGATGTCAGGGCTTAAAGACAAAAGCCAATTGCTAGTATTGCTGTCAGAAAGAACAGGCACCTTGGCGTAGTACACGAGTTCTGCGGTGTAACCAGTGCTCGTATTATCTGGCGCCGGAAAAACTTCGATCTCAGTGCCGACATGGGTGTAGTACCTAGGCTTGCCGGTTGCGCTAGATGATGCGCGCAGCTTGTTGATGTATTCGTTAGTGACATACTCCAACGGTTCTACCGGGTCTGTCTCTAAAATCAATTGCACTGTCTGCATCCAATCCGCAGGCGTTGCACTAAATCTTGAATCGATCGTTGCCCGACTGCGCGTGATCATGTATCGGTGACGAATGTCTCGTTGAAACTCTGCTTCCGCCAGGCTAATAAAATCTGGAATTGCTGCGGTCAAATCATCTCGATTCAGCCAATCAGCAATGCTTGCTTTTAATTCAGCGTAAGTAGTGAGAGCCACTAAACAGTGCCTCCTCTCGTTCTGAAATATTTGTTATCGCCGTCATTGAGCCAGCGTTTGAAGCGAGCAGGGTCATCAACGATGCCCTGCTGCTTCAGGTCGTAGTAAACACTCAAGGGGATACTCGCAATTTTGCACCACTCGCCGAAGCGTTCGTGCCGGTCTATAACGTTAGACGATCGTTTGTTTGCTTCGATGATCTTTGTCACGTCTTGCGAAGTTGCAATGACGAATTTGTCATCTTTGAGCGTATCGCCTGCCTCGTAGATAAAATCAGTTTTTATCTGCGCATCAGCGTCAAACGATAGATTGCGAATATCTTCCATGATTAGTCCTTTATGAAGTGCTTAGATCGCGAATAACGCCCAAACCTGCTTCGTTATTCACTTGCAGGCCGTATTCCGCCAAAAGTAAAAATTTACTCGCATCACCAGTCTTCGCAAGCTCTTCGCTTTGAATCGGTCGAAGCGTTGCCATCTCAACCATATCAGGGTCTACAACGTAAGCATCACGCGCTCTTGAGAACCGATTTGGCACGATAGAAATCGAACCAAAATCGCTTACATACACGTCAGCCGCACCGATAATTTGAGTAGGACCGTCAGGCGCCTGGTAACGTTGCGCTGCAATACCTGCAAAACCAGATACAACAGTTTTAACGTGTGGGCCGACCATTAGGAACTTAGGATCACCTCCATTTGAGTACATTGATTGAACGACCGTTTTGAGCATGGCCTCAGTCAGCGCCCTCTGTGTCCCGTTAGTCGGTGCCGCGTTGGGAACACCACCAGACAGTGTTGGGTCTGCACCATTAGAACCGTTCGACGTGTTAGAAGTTAACCAAGAGGTAAGCGGTGCTGTTTTACGAGCAACAGAAGCGCTTCCGCCTACGGCAGCATGACTCAAACCGCAAAGGTTGTGCTCCATGTCTCGCTTGAGCTCATCGCCCTTCTTAGCAAGTTGGTATGCTATTTCAGACCGTCTGCCAGCTTCATCAATTGCGCCAGACAGGTTGTCCGCAATGATAAAATCTTTGCGCGAAATTTGCGTGTAGTTACCCAAACGAACCGTAGGCGATACTGCCGTAAAGCTTGCCAGGTCATCCCCGTCGATGTGGTGGTTAGCTGCGGGGGCAGCCAATGAATCGGTCTGCCACTCAAAGAATGTGTTAGATACTTTCTTCTTCTTCGTCATGTTACTGATGAAAGGAGTGGTCTGGGGTGAGATGTTAAAAATCACATTCGACAAATCCTCACGGATGCCGACTGCGCTGTATTTTGTAAAAGTGTTTGTAACGATTGCCATTGTAATTTGCCTAAATTAGAGATTCTAAAAGACCTGCTGCGTCTTCCAGCCGGCCACTTTTTGCAAGACGTTGACGAGCGTTTTTTACTTTCTTTGAACGAGGTTTTACTTGGCCTTGCCTGGAACCAGGCTTCACGGTTGCAGAACGATTGCCTTTCTTGGCAGCCTTCTTTATCCGCGATTGGCCTCTGTCGTAGAGCATTGCCTTACGCAAAACTTTAATGTGATTGGCGCGAACGAGTGATTGAAGCTCTTCTTCTGCAACGCCTGCTTCTAAAAGATACTGACGCAGCTCTTCTCGTTCTGTTTGTGCCGTTGATTCATCCTTCCATTCTGGGATGACCTCTGGCAGCCGGTGGACTTCTTCGCTCAAAACTTGCTGCATTGCTTGCGTTTGATACTGTTGGTTCGCCTGCGCTACCCGCTGCTGCTCCAACTGGATCGCCGCAAAACGTTCCTGCTTGGCAAATTGGCGTTTATTCCACTCTCGCTCTAAGCGGGTTGCCTCGATTGGGTCTTCGTTATAAAGACGATCAAAGTCCGGCACCGGCTCATCACTGGTGTTCAATTGAGTTTGCAATGCACTGAGGAGTTGTGCGTATTGCTGTCGCTCTAAAAGTACCGCATCACGGTCTTGCTCGAACGTTTTCCGCTCTTCCGATAATGCTTGCGACTTCTTTGTGTAGTCTGCCTGACGCGAGTACCCGTTTTTGAGTTCGTCTAGCTGAACCTCAACTTCTTCTCCGTTTATTTTTACGGTAAAAGCTTCGGCTGCTTGCTCTTCCTCTTCTGGGTCGTATTCATCGTCATCCAGATCGGCATCGTCTTCTTCTGCGTCGAATTCCTCTTCGGATTCTTCGTACTCAGCTTCTAACTCAACCTCGCCCTCTAGGGACTGGTCAACGCCTTCTTCGATCTCTTCTGCCTTATCCTCTTCAGGGGCTAGTAAATCTTCGATTGCGTCTCTTGCTTGGAAAAGTCCACTACTGGGATTTTCCGCGTCATATTCCATTTTATCACTCATAAACTTTAGCTCCTATTTTTTTCGAAAGCGATCGAGTCGGCAGCAGCTCGCATGCTGTTGACCAGGTGATCCATCGCTTCCAATTGTGCGTGAAGTCTTTCCCGGTTATCGGGTTTTCTCTCACGCTGCCACATCTCAAAAATTTGGTACTTCACTCGACTGCATAGTTCCTCAAAGTCAGGTTCATCGAACATTCGCTGGATGCTCTCAAGATACTGCTGCTCCGTTTTGGCCATTACTCACGCTCGTTAGTTGTCTTATCGCTTCCCGGTCCCGCTCAGAACCGGCCTTAATCGCTGCTGTATCAACCTGGGCACCAAAGCGCGCAGTGATCTCCGCTGCCTTCAGTGCTATGTCTGCCTCGTCTTTATCTCTGCGCCGATCGTCTTCTCGCATCATCTTCTCGCGCTCAAGTTGCAGTTCGGCTTGCTTCTTCTGAATATCCGCTTGAATACTCTGCATTTGCACCTGGATCAGCGCAGCGTTCGGGTCTTGTTGTTCTTGCGGTGGTTGCTGCGGTTGATATTGCGAAGGGTCGGTGAAGAATCGATTGACATCTTTAAAGCCGGCCAGCTCTAACATCTGCGTCATGGTGGCGTAGTAATTCTGCGCGTTGACAATGGGGTTATCTGGACCTAGTTGCTGCAATAACTGCTCTTGCTTCTGTGCTATCTGCTGCAACATCATCAATCGCTCAGTGTCTCCGCCTTTACCCAGGCTAACGTTGGCCACTACGTCCATGCTGGCATTCCAGGCATCCGGGCTCATCGGCACAAAGTTGTTGCGCAATCGAATCATGCGAGTGCGTTCTTGATGCGTAACGACTAGCTTTAAGATGCCCTTGAAAAGTCGCGACATGCCGTTTTCGGCGAACAGTCGAGCGATCATTTCTGTGCGTTGCTGGGCTGCCTGGATCGTTTGATTGACTGCCATCAGCGTCGAGCTTTGCAGAGCTTCTGGCGCCAGACCATCGGCGGCCTTGCTGATTCCGGTGCGGTTCTCTCTGATCTCGTCCAAATACTGCATCATGCCGAATGCATCACCACCCACATAAGGCAAGGTGAAAGGCACAACAGCACCAGGCTGTCGCATGCGAATAATGCCGCCGGCTTCAACGTTCATCACGTCTTCCAGGCTGGCTTGACCTTCAACAACACCAACCCTGGGGTGAGTAGACATTGCGAGGCTGTCGAGTGATGCGCGCAGTACAGCAGACTTAATGCGCTGTATGTCCATTGTTAGATCAGCGATTGACATGCCAAAAAATGAATGCGGTTCAGGGTCAGGACAGAACATTGCGAATGGGATATCGTCGCATGGCTCATTTCTCTGCACTTCGTAGGTTGGACCGGCGCAGCATATTTTGCGCAGCTCACCGATACCGTCACCATCCATGTCGATCCGCATGTACGCTTCAACGTACAGCACCCGTCTTCGCGTTGGATCGCTGTAGTCACGAGTCTGCTGGCTAAACTGGCGCTCTCTTGCTTCTACGTTGAACAGGTCGAAGTCTTCATCGTCTGTAGCGTAATCGATGATGTCATCGTACTCGTAACCCATTTCTACTAATTCGCTAACAGTAGCGTAGCGGCGGTGGGCGATGAGATCAGCGTCAGCAAAGGAGCGAGCGTGGCGACTGACGAGAATCTCTTCTGGAGGCACCGCCGCTACTTTTACTTTTCCGTTAGCACGTCGGTGCGTCACGCTGACTGTAAAAAGTTGGACTTGTTGGCCGTCTGGCGAATCGATCGTGTCGTTGCTCGCGGTTTCTAATGATGTGACATCTACGTTTGGGTCGGAGTTGAGTGCAGCGAGTGCTTGCTCGTCGAGTCCTGATAGCTTATATGATTGTACTTCTTCTGCTTCGTCCCAGTAGTATTTGAGAAATCCTGAGCCCTTTACAAGCGCGTCTTTAAATACTGCATAGAGAATCTCGATATACGATTGGTCTTGGTCTTGGTTCAAAATGTAATTCGCGTAGTCAGTTGCCTGGCTCGCCATTTCTAAATCTTCTGGTCCTTGCGGCGCGTATTCAACAACGTGATCGCTCGCACAGAAGATGCGGACTAACGATGGCAGCATGGCCTGTACGGTATCCCGTACGTCCATCGTCATTGCAGTGCTTCGGCCTTCCTGCTCATTACCGAATGGTTCGCCGTTATAATATTCGGCTGCTTCCGCTCGCCCTGGGCTTATCGTGTTATCGATGAAATCAACGGCGTCCTCGATAGACTCACTGACGATCGATTGAATCTCGTCTTCGCCGATCGTTTCTTCACTAACAAATTCTTCAGTTGTTTCGCTGTAATCGCTCATATCGGACTCATATCAAGTAATGCTTTAGCGAGCTCTTTTTCTTTCTTACCCATCTTGTTGTAACCCTTACCTAGCAAATCGATAATCTTGCTATCCTGCGATGCGTCAACAACAGGCGCCAACAATCCGCCCAAGGCTTGCATGCCTTGATCGCTGTATTGCTGACCTAACTGGGTTCTGGGTTGGTAGTCGAAAAATTGCTCAGTGTTTTGTCGCTGATTGGCTATGTCTTCAGCACTGAAGTTGACGCCCGGCACATAACGATCTCCCAGGTATCTCGCGACAGCACCTGGTGCCGATAGCACTGGCGCAACCATGCCGGATGCAGCATTTGCCCCTGCGTCTGCGAGACCTGCTATTTTTTCACCGGCGCCAAGTAATCCTGCGCTCATCGCGGCAGTAGCGCCAAGTGCTTTGGGGTTTGCTGCGCCTAGTTGCTTCTTAGAATTTCCGGGAGCATTGACTCTAGCTCCGCTGTCCATAGCATTGGGGTTGCGTCCGGGTACGCCAGGCTCAAGTAGGTTTCCTTGCTGAACGGAAGGTTTTGATCCAGCATTTGTTGCAGTATCTCGTCCCATAGCCCAGTTCGGGACATCCAATCCTCCAGCTTTTTCGAGGACAAGCGATCTAGCGGTGTCGAGGTTGATTCGCCCCTTCGAGTAGTCGCTCCAGATTCCTTCAATGGCAGTCTTATTAGGGACACTTTTCCACTCTCTTGGATAGAGGTTTCTAACAGCCTCCCAAGTGACAGACTGCATTTCTCTTGGCATTATACCAGCTTCTTCAGCAGCCATGCGATAGGCATCAGCATTCAAACCGTATGTGCCACTAGCGCCGGTTACAGCAGAGCTTGGCGCTCCGCTTCCAAAATTAGCAGAAACCGCTGGTGACGATCCGCTTAATGGCATCAATTGACCAGCGGCAATAGCGTGAGTATCCATTGTCACATCTGCGACAGCAGGCATTTCTCGTGCATACTCAGGCGAAACAATGTTGTTATAGAAGTTTCTTACCTTGTGCTGACTGCCCATCTGACGAGAGATGTTGTCGATACTGCCGTTTTCTATGACTCTGATCGCTTTAGAAATTTCGTTGTTTGATCCCCAGGCGGCAGTACCCTTCTCACCTTTAGAAGTTAATGCCGGACCCATCGATTCGCCAGTTGGCGATATAATATCGTACCCACGATCTGAAAATGCCTGATCGTGAGATCGAACCCACATCGCTTTTCCAACATCGTTTAACTCTGTAAAAGGTTTAGACAAAACAGACTTAACATTATCTGCATATACCTTTTTGCTGTAGAGCTGCTTCAACATCTTCGCGTGCTTTTTGTCTGGCAATTTCGTACCAGCTTTTATGCCGGCAGCATAAGAGTCGAAAACACGATCAGCTAAAGAGACGTTTTGATACCAATCTTTTTGCGGGGATAAAGCAGCTAAAACACCAGAAGCCTGCTCAACTGAAGTGTTGTATCTGTTAGCCAGACCGCTTGCTAATTGATTCGCGCCTCGATACCAATTTTTTGCTGTATTGACAATGTCACCAGGATACTGGTTATACAAATAATTTAAGTTGTCACCAGTTTGTTCTCGATAAGCATCAAGCAAACCTTTTGTCGATCGGGCATTTGTCTTCAAGCCAGGCATCGTCTTGACTGCGGCAGCAACTGTTTTGTCTAAATTGCCACCAGCATTTATCGCATCAGTGTTGATAACGAGGCTAGGGTCTAGTGGGTTCTCTGTCGCTTTTACAGCAGTCGGAAATCGCTGCCCAATCCTGGCGCCTTGCTTTGCGGCACCCAAGAGTATTGCGCCTTGACCAGCTTCAGCCTCATCGGGAGTCGCGGCAGCGCCTAACAGACCGGCGCCTAGTAACCTACGAGCAGCAGCAGAGCTCATCTACTTAGCGGGCTTCTTTTTTTTGGGAGGCGCGGATTTCTTCTTTGGGGTCATCATCTGTTCGATAGCCTGGGCAGCATCGCGATGACCTTGCGGTCCGTTTTTAAAAGGCTTCATTTGCAGCTCGCAATTTAGAGGGTCATTTATTTTCTCTCTAAAAAACTTGTTACATAACCCCTCAGACCATATTTAGATTTCTGCGAATGGGCTTGTTCCAATTAGTGCTGTTTGATCCGCCATGAATGACCGTGGCCGCCTCAACTGCAAACGTTAGACAAACAGCATCCGCCCTGTCGGGACTCGCCAGACCGCGCTTGCTCATCTCTGCTTTAGATTCGATTTGCAGCTTGCCGGATGATGTAAATTTATATTTGATAGCAACGAGTTCAGCCAGCAGATGATCATCCATCGGCATACTTACGTCTCTAGCCTCTAGCCAGGC